ATAAAGTTGGTGCGGTCATGCTTCAGCTACTTGTTGGAAAGTTGCATCAATAGTTGCTCTACCTGAATAAGGAATAGTCTTACCCCATGAAACACAAATATATTTTTTAGCAGCACTTTCCCCATTTGGTTGATAACTGAAGCTTTCATGTCCTCCCCTTGCCTCAAGAAATGTTTCTATTTCATCTGATTGGGTTTCTGTAATATTATTCCAAGTAAAACGCCAAGTTTTTAGATCATTATTAATCCCTGTAGCTGCACGTTGACTGTAGCCTGAACCAAAAGTAGCGACATTAATTCGAGGGATGCTGCCTTTTGACGCACCATAAGAAGGTGCAACTGTTGTCGGGAAATTTGCCATAAGTTAAGTATAAAGTAATCCTCCAGGTCTACGTTCTTTTACTAGCTGTTGCTGAATCGCTGCGGCTATAGATTCACCTAATTGCTTTGCTTCTCCTCCATTCGCACTGACATTTGATTCCGTTGCATTAACACTAACGTTGATATTTGTTCCACCACCGATTCGATTATTTGGAACAACTTTTCCACTGCTATGAGGAACAAAAAGTTCAGGCCCGCGCTCTCCAACAATCCGTGGGTTTCCAGCTCCAATTGTTCCACCTTGCGCTGATCCGAATATTCCTTTGAATACACCGCCAAGCAAACCACCTGTTCCACCTGTTCCTTGTGACCCCCATAAAGCCATATTAATTGCAACTTCCATCGCTTGATCTGCAATCTTGCTGAGAACATTTGACATAGATTCACCAAGACTCTTTGATCCTTTTATTGCATCGCCAATTGCATTGGTAACATCTTGTTTAATCGTTAAACCAACCTCAGCCCATTTGCTTTTTAGGTCATCTGTTTCTGTATTTATATCCTCTACTTCGGTCTTGGTTTCATTTAATTTTGTATTTACTGTATCAATAGCATTAGCAGTCCCTGTCGCATTTTCTTCTATTGTTTTTAAATCTTCCGCTGCTTTTTCTAGCGGAGGTTTAACATCAGTTGGCATTACCCCTATCATTTTCTTTAACCAATCAGGGGATCTTTGAACAATGTCTTTCACACCCTGGGCTATTTTATTAATTACCTCTAAAATCTGATTTAATTTTTCGATAGTAGGCTCTAATATTCTGCCAATTAGCTTTAAACCTGCTGTTGTAATTTGAATAATATTTTTTAATGCTGTTCCTACTTCTGATTGTGCTGTAAATGCATTTGAAATCACTACTGTTAATTCTTTCCATGCTCCATTGATTGAGGATGCTACTTCCTTTTGAGCAGCAGCAGCAGCTCCGGCACTTGTTTTTTGTTTTTCAATCAATTCAAGATATTTTTCCATATTATTTAGAACAGGAGACATTGTTTGAATAGCTTCTTGTCCAAATATTGATTCAAGTTCTGTAAAAGTTAATCCATCTAATTTCTTTAAGTTTGCAGCCAATCCTTCAGATGCAAGTGTTGCCGCAGAAATATTAATTCCTAATTTTTCTAATTTTGCTGCGCCTCTCGTTCCACCTAACCTTGCTAATGCAGCCTTTAAACCAGTGAAGGCAACTTCACTCTTAACACCAGAAGCGGTGGCTTGTGCAATAACAGCATTAACTTCTTCAAGTGGAATTTTCAATGTTGCAGCAACAGATGCAACTTTACCTATACCTTGAGCATATTCAGCAACAATAATTTTACCGTCATTTTGAGTTTGAATGAATTTATCAACAACTGCATTCGCTTCTTTAGCTGACAACCCATAAGCATTTAAAACACTGGTTGTTGCATCTCCGACAGTGTTTAAGTCCGAGAAACCACCAGAAGCTGCTAATGCTGATGCTTTTAAAACCATTGCTGTGTCGGCTGCATCAGTAAAACCAGCAGATGCAACGTCATAAGCGGCTGTTGTTAGCTCTAACACACTGTGTTGATGACCAAGCTCTTTTGATACATCTTTCAGTCGAGTTACTAAGACTTCACTATTAACACCTAAAGTCCTTACCTTCGTTTCAGCAAAATCCTGATCTGCTAACCCTTTAAATAAGGAGGTTGTTATCCCTAAAGCACCACCAAGCAATGCAATAGGACCGAGTGCCGCTTGAACAGCAGCTCCCATTCCTACAATTCCTGGTGTTGCCGCCGTCGCTCCCATGCCTGCTGCTGCTGCACCTTTTCCAAAAAGACTTGCGTTTTTACCTCCGTGTTTTAAAGCTCCTCCCGTTTTCTTTATCGTATTTGCAAACTTATCCGCAGACGCATTGGCTCTCTTCAGAGGTCCGCTAACCTTGTCAACTAATACCAGCTCTAACGGAACTCTGCCAGCCACGTTGTTTTGTCTTACATAATTTTTATTCTACCTATAACGCTTCGCCTTTTCTATTTCTTGCCGTTCTCTTTCATGTTTTAACTCATAATAAGCAGCAAAATACCTAAACTCCTGATCTGATAATTCGGTGCGGAGCTTACTTACTGTCATTCCTAATTCTGTTGCCAGGAAAAACTCAAAATAGAGCCAGTTATCCCCCCTTAATCGTTTTTTACTTCGTCTAAATTTTCACCGTCTTCATTTACATTAAATAAAAATAGTTCTAATTCATTTAAAATCTTTTCTGGTAATTCACGCTGCAATTTTGCAACATCAGCCAAAGCGAACGCCTTTGTCCCGTCTTCTAGTTCTGCCTTTTGACATAGCATTACTGTTGACTGTTTTAAGGCATTATCACTATCAGATACACCTTGGACTCTTAAACGATCAGAGCGTGTAACTGACTTAAAGTAAAGATCAATAATATGCTTATCCTCTATAAAAACCTCATATTTGCGACGTTCATTTAGATCAAATGAACCGCAAAGCAGGTCTACTGTGCGTTCTTTCTTTGAACTTGATGGGGTTGGTTGGGTTGTCATTAATTAAACAGCAAGAGTAGGAGCGCCGTTAAATGTAAAGTCTACACTTACAGTCTCCAGTTCTCCGACGCTAGCACCATACTCAGCACCCGTCACTATGACACTACCTTCTATCTTTTTCCCGCCTGATTCATCAAGATAAAGCTCAACAAAAGCATTAGCAGGATCATTAGTTGTTACGATTTCTTTTATTAAATCTAATTTATCTCCTGAACCTGGAGCATCATACAAGACCTCAATAGATCCTGACCCTCCTATCATGCCTCCAACAAAAGCATGAGCTGTATCCCCATGTGCATCAACAGAAAGAGATTCTTTGCTTAAGCTAGAACTCCATGATCTAATAGCAGCAATTTCTGATGTACCGCCAGAAGCATCTTTGTCAAATTTGACAGTGCCTTGTTGTCCTCTATAAAAAGCCATAATTAATTAAATGTCTAAGGTGATTGCTCCGTTAGAAACGAAGTTACAAGTGATGACTTCAACTTCTCCAACTGTAGCCGAATAATCAGCAGAAGTGATTACCCCGTCGAAAGAGATCTTTTTAGTTCCTGTTGTGTCTAAATACAATTCAAACAAAGCCCCACCTGCATCTGTTGCTGTGTTTGCAGCTTCAATAAAGACATTAGTCTCATCAGAAGAACTTGCCGTGTAAAGAAGTTCAACAGAACCAGAGCCGCTGATAATACCACCAACATTTCCAGCATAAGTGTCACCTAATGCTGTCGATTCAAGAACTGCCTTGTCAACGGTCATAGACCAAGAACGTGTTGATGTAATCGCCGCAGCAGAACTGCCAGCATCATCAAATTTTACTGAGCCTTGTTGGCCCCGATAAAAAGCCATAATTAAAGATCCTCGAAGGTTTCAAAGGTCATTCTGACCTGTGTTTGGAAATAGCCTTCGGGAGCTGCCGACGACAACACCTCTGGCCCAACCGGCGCGTCAAAATGAACACCCGATACAATTATTCTATTGTATAAGTCTCTGACTCTTTTGCCGATAGTTAAATTAGCTCCTGGCCCTACTCCCGCCGCAGTAAAAATATTAATTAAAACAATTCCATTCACTTTATTTTCTGATGAAGAAGAATCACCCATCGTCAGAAAAGTGCTATCAGAGAAATTCATCAGACATTGACACCAACTAGACGCAGGAGTTGGCGTGTAAGGCATGTTATGAAATACAACAGGAATCGCAGGACTACTTGCAAGTTCAGTTGCTAAACGTCCTTCGACCGTTGCTCTTACTGTGTTGAGATCGATTGCAGCCATAATTAATCAGACATTTGCCCCCATAATTCTTCCGCCCTATCTTCTAAGTTTTTCGCAATTAAATCAAACCAACCGACTTCTACTTGCGGCCCCTCATTTCTTGCCTTGTTTCCAGACTTAAATGATCCTCCCCAAGATGGTGGATAAGGACCACGACCTGCATTAGCTTCCGCATAAGGAAGATTGTTATGAATGCTATAAGTTTCGCCAAACTTTTCTTTTTGGTAATTCTTTTTATTAGGTTTAGGAATAGTAAAATTAGAGATTTTTCTTGCAGTTTTTGCTTTTGGTGCTTCTCCTCCTACTGCCCCGCCTTGTGCAATTTGCCAACTTGCTCGCATCCTTCCCGTATCAACAGGCGTATTTAATTTAATAGCTCGGTCTGCTTCAAGAATTAACAACCGCATAAATTCATCACCTTTTTCGCTCCAATATTCAGGCATCTTGTCAAAATGAATTTCTTTCATGCTCTTAGAAATACCTCATAAGTAATAGCAGTTGTTCCACCATCTGTAATGGTTTTAATTCTTATAATTTGATGGCTAACTCCACCAATAACTACCCGATCAGTAGTAGTTGGAGTGTTTGTTAAGGCCGAAGCTGCAATTGTTACTTTCCGATCATCAGCTTGAACAAGCTCGTTCACTTCCCTAACATTTACATCTTCAATTAAACCGCTAACTGTTGTATCAGAAGCGGTTTCTGCAATATTCCCAGTTGTTGCGTTATAAGTTCCTGTTGTAATGCGCCTGAAAGTTACATCATCGCCGAATTTAGCTAATGATTTTTTTGCAACACTTCGTAATGAAGAAGCTAATCCCATTAGAGGCTATAAGCAACAACTTGGCCGCTTGCCAAGGTAATACTCGTAATAACACCCTCTACTTCAGAACCAACACCCATAGTTATTCCATTAATTGTGGCTGAGCCATTTTCTGTAAGATTCTCAGCAACAAAGGTACATTCAGCAGCGGCTAAACAATGCACTTTGCCAAATCTGCCAGTGTGAGCCGAAGTGTCCGTAATAATAATTCCGGCTGGATAGTCGTAAGACATGAAAGTTAACTCCTTTTAATAGAAACATTTCCAGGCCCACTTATTCTAAGACCCGTGAAGTATCTTTCAAAAAGTGGTGGAACCCTATCGGCTCCAACAGCCCCATAAAAATTAGGCGTTACATTTAAACTACCAACCTTTACGCTCTGATAATCTTCCAATCCGCTTAAACCAATGCCGCTTGTATTGTTCTGCAAATAAACAGCGAGAACAACTTGAGCCTTTTTGACTTGATCTGGAATCTCGGTATCGGTGTAATAATCAGTAGTTATTCTAAATGGGAACCCTGTAGCGTAAGTATTGATATAGGTGTCGGGTTTTCTTACTCCTGTCCTCGGCCATTGGAGCGATTGGGTATCATCTGCTCTGGCTCCTAAAAATCTTTCGCGGTCAATTCTCTGACAAGCAGTATATAAAGCCCGATTACGATAATCATCAGAAGTTGTTCCCGCTTCCCATGCTTTTACATCGTCGTCAGGGACTAACCCTTCAACAATTGCATTTGCATCGGAAAGAGTGAGGTAACTATTCGCTGATGCTGATCCCGCTGTTGCGACTATCGTTATCGCCATTTGTTAAGACTTTGGCTTTTGGTTTACGTTTCTTTTTTGGCTTTGATGGTGGAACAGAAGCCGCCGCTTTTGCAGCGGCCTCGTTTTGTTCCCTCATCCGCCTAAATGCGGCCATGCCCATTAGCTAGATGAACCCTTAAGAGCTACAAAGTTAAGGACAATTGCTTCGCCTAAGTTTCCAGCAGATGTATTTGTGATTGTGATCGCAAATGAACCCGCTGCAACTGCGGTTGCCTGAGCCAAATAAGACCCAGCAGTTCCGCCAGATGCGTGATTAATCACGATTACATCTGTTGCTGCAATTTCGCTGTTTGTCACTGTGAAGGAAACTTCAACGCCTGCATTTAGGGTTGCGTCGTCACATGTGATCTGACCAGAAGCCTTGTTAAGTGTTACTCCAGTAGCTTTAGAAGTTGCTTGAGTAACTGTGCCTCCAGTAGTCGGGCCGATTAATTTACCAGCCGATGTTTCAAAGATTGACATTAGTTAATACCTCAATCCTGATTGCTAACATTCGTGATTCTCACGATGCCGCAGTTTTTTGTCTCGTAAACCTTCGACCATTTGGCTACGGTTTCTAATTCAGACCTTGTAGGATTCACATCAGTGGTTGCCCACTTAACACCAACTGGGTGATAGCAATAATGTAAATCAAGAGCTAAAGCACTGGACTTAGCAAGGATGTCCCTGTCAGTCTCAGTCTTCATTGCTGCCTGTTCGCCTGTTCC